CTGCCGCCAATGCTTTAACGCAGTACAGTGGATGGGCAGGTACCGACGACGATGAGATGCGTCTCGACCTGATCTGCTCTAAACCGTGCTACATGAAAAGCTTTGTGTGGAATACGACCCAAATAGCTGATGCCTCTATCTTCCTTCAGCCTGTTTCCCCCCTCTGGACCCAAACCCCGAACGCCATCGTTCCCAACGCTTACGCTCGAACCACCAGTCTACCCTTGTGTGCCAAGGTTGCCTCGCTCTTTTCCGTCTGGCGTGGAACTATGGTTTACCGATTTCATGTCGTTAAAACACAGTTCCACTCTGGTAGGTTGAGGGTATCCTTCCGACCCTACGCATATGTGGATGGACCCACGATCCAGAACATGCCCGCTTACGCTTATACCGAAGAAATCGACCTATCCTCTGGTACCGATTTCACATTCGAGGTCCCATTCGTTTCTGTCCGGCCTTGGATGCACACCTACTACGATTTGAAAACGTCTCTAGTGTCAGGTGACGCCCGCAATTCCGCCACCGGGACTGTGCAGATATCCGTGATCAACCCTCTGGTTGCGGCTCCCACTGTCAGTTCTAGTGTCGACGTTGTAGTTTTTACCTACATGAAGGACGCTCAGTTCGCAGCTCCTCTTCGTTCACCCTATGCCCCCTATGGTATCCCCAATGTTGCCCAAATAGGCAAAGCCCGCATTGTCCCCTCCCGACCCGATTCCGAACTCGTTTCCGAACGCCGTGAAGTGTCGCTTCTCCCGTACTCCTCTTGTATGGGTGAGGTGATTGCTTCGTTGCGCCAATACTCCAAACGCTTCTCCTTCGTCTCCCGCTCTGTTATCAACGCCATTGCTCCTACAGCCACCTCTCCCGGCTCAACGGGCAATGGTTTGGTAATCTTTCCCTGGGCGCCTATCATCCCTAACAACGGGAACATCTCTGTTTCCGCGACGGGTGCCCAAACCCCTTCCTACACCAACCAATACCAGATTAGTACCGCAGCTCCCCAGACTAACATCTTTCAATATGTTGATATTTACTCCCAGCTTTACTCCATGTTCGCTTTCTTCCGCGGATCTATGAGGTATAAGCTAACTGTCAGCATACCCGGTTCCAACTACTCTCCCAACCTGCCGGTGTATATCTACATTAACAACGTAGTTAACCCCGACAGTGGTAATTGGTCCCCCAACATGGGTATCGTTCCAGCTCTTAACTCAGGTACTTCCACCAACCTGGGTACTGGACCCATCCAACCTCTGTTTGATGTTGCTCCCGTGACGGCCACCACTCTCAAGACTGGATTCGCCTATCAGCCTGGTCTAACTGAGGCCCGGATGATGGTGTATCCCAATCTTGAGGGGATGATTGAATTTGAGGTTCCCTTCCACGCTTCTGGCCCCTTCTGCCCAACTACTTATGGTCAGAATAACCCTACTAACGCCCGCTCCCTCTTCTATCCCTTCCCAACTGTTACTGTCACAGGTACTCAGAGTGCCGTTGGCGCTTCTGGCTATACTCTAGCCGGGTGCACTATCGACATTTTCCGCGCATGTGGTGATGACTTTTCCTTCGGTGGCCTTCTTGGCTCCCCCCAAAACAGCATTTGGTACTCTGCTGTTAATCCCACTTAAGTACCCAGACTCTTGCCGTTTCCCTCGACTTTTTAGCACTCCC